GAGCGTCTGTTGTTCCTGCCGCTCATATTCCTGACGGTTTTTCTCGTAATTGAGGCGGATCGCTTCCCGTTCCCGGTCGAATTCGTTTTCAATCAACTCGACCCGCTGGTCGTCGAGGCTCTGCTGTTGGCGACGTACGGCCGCCTTATACTGTTCTGTGAGTTGGTCGGTGGAAGCCGGTTCGCTACCGGTCGCGCTCGGCGTGCCGGACGGGTTTTCCAGCAACTGGGCCTGCTCCGCCACGGCAGCCAATTTCGTCCGCTGCTCTGCGAGAAATTGCAGAAATGCCCCGAGGTTGCCATCGAATTTCTCCTCTATCTCATCGATAATCTCTTCTCCTCCTTTGTTCTTCCTGATCTCTTCGAAAATCCTTTCCTGCCAGTAAGAAACACTTTCTTCTGCATCTGACAGAATGGTTTCCGCCCAAGAGAGATCTTTGTACATTTTAGACGCATTGCCCCGTTGGGTCCACGTCGCCGCATCGTAGATTTTCCGTTTGTCAGCAACATCCTTTTGGGCCTCGAGGTATTTGTCATAATCCTTTCGGAATTGTTCGATATCCGGTATGTTATTGAAGAACAGCTCTTGCTGTTCGATATCCACCAGGCTCTTGAAAGCCGCCTGTGCTTTGGCGTATTTGTAAATGTTTTTGATCAGCTCCTTGTAAGTGTCATTCGCTTGTCCGAGCATGATTTGCTCGTCGGAAAGATTCTTGAAATAACCCGAAAACTCCTCTTTGAGTTTGCGCACGGCATCCCGGCGATCGTCTGTGGCACGGGCGTTATCCGTTGCGGCCCGGTAGAGAAGATTCAATTTTACGACCTCCTGCTGGGCGTTCCGGGCCCCTTCGAGCATCGTATTCTGAAAACGTTCGGTCGCCATGCGAGCGGTGTCGAGGGCTTTCTTTCCCCGAAACAGATTCGTCACCCAGTTTCCGATCTCTTTGCCGTACGCTACTGTCAGCGTGATTCCGACGGCTAACGCCGTTTGCCAGGATAGAAGGGACGAAAGAACCTGCCGCCACACGGGGACGCCTTTCTGCCCGCTGGCAATCATCGCCTCGTACTCTTTACGCGCACGAGCCAGTTCGTCGGTGAAGATCGGCAGGTTGTTCGAAATGGCCATGAAGAACATTTGAGGCCCCATCGACAATACCGGCAGCTCCCGGGCCAGTTGTTGGATCGACATGTTCAATCCGTTGAATGTACTCTTAGCTTTCGTTGCATCAGAAGGAACGATTGTCGTATTTTTGGCCGTTTCTGAGACTGCCTTCGCGCTCTTCGAAACGCGGCCCAGCTCCTCTTCAAGTTCCTTGATTCGAGCCTGCAGGGTCTCGATCTGTCGAATATTATCACTTTGATCCATCTTCGGTGTCGTAGACATTGTTTTGCTCAATCGTGCCACCTCTGCCTCCAGAGCTTCGATCTGTTTCCTGGCATCCATAGCATCCTTCTCGACACCATCAATCCCGCCGGAAACTCCGGAGAGTCCCTGGCGGGTATTGTTCTTTACGAGGAATTCTATCTCGACGGGTTTCATTGCAAGTTGAGTTTCGATTGAAAGAGTTGTGCGGTATCGGGTTTTCCCGTTGCACTCCCGGCTTCCGTACATTCGGCCGGGACGCTTCGATAATGCGGGGCATCGGCCAGCATCATGGCCAGTGTCTGGAAATTGACCTTCCACAGAATGTAATGCACCGACCATCCTGTTGCGGAGGCAATTTGCCAAACGATTCCGAAGGGGCTATGGGAACTCTCGTAAACGGTTCTTAACTCCCCTTTCCTGCTCTTTTGGGGCGGCTCGCTTCGTACCGGAAGGGATCGATCCTCTCGGCCGATTCGATAATACTCGTAAAATCCCGCGTGCCCCGCATTCTGCGGAACCAGCGCTGGGCTTCGATCCGGTACTCGGAGGGTACCTTCCACCGGATCAACCAGGCCACCACGGGGGCCAGCAGGAGTCCGGACAGATAGCCGCGACATATCGTCAGCGCAAGGATCAGCGAAAGGCGTTTGGCATGCCGGTCGAAAAAGGCACGCTCCTCGTCTTCGGAGAAAGCATCCCATTCCCGGGCCGTGATTCCCAGCTTCAGGTAGTGGCGTACGATGCGCATCTGCCCTCCCAGGCAGGGGCGCCGCATCGTTACGCGCAGCACCCGCTCCCGGCCTCCGGGCAGGCGGAATCGGAGAAGAGGCAGCAGAATCCCCACATCGAGCAGAGCTTCCGCTGCCTCCAGTTCTACATTGCGTTTCATGGCTTAGGCATTGGGCTGCGAAAGCGATACGGTAGCTTTTGTTTCAGGATCGGACTCCAGGATGAATTCCAGTTGTCCGGAGCGGGGCGATTCCGTGGAATTGGCTTCGGCGATCACCGTGACGCGTCCGTTTATGACTTCCACCGAGAAGCCTTCGGGCACAGCACCTACCGAGAACGGACCCGATGCTTCGATATCGACCGGGAGGCTGCCGCCCGCCTGTTCGAAGGTCAGCGACGTCGGGTCGGCCTCGATGAAGGGCTCCGTCGGCAGAATCGAACCGGGCGAAGAGCCGTCCAGCGGAGCCAGGACCTTCAGTCCGAATTCGATGCCGAGGACGTTTTCGCCGCCCAAGCCGCCGCGAATCTTCGAGGCACGCAGCGAAACGCGTTTGAGTTTGACGGTCTTACCCGTACCGGTCAGAATGCGCATATCCCCTTCGATACGCATCGAGCTGGCGGGCATTTGCCACTCCTCACCCGCGACTTTGCCGCCCATCAGATCGACGCAGTTCTGGGGAACCATTTCGATCATCTTTCCGGTAATCTCATTCGTCGCGGCTCGCGTTTCGATATCCAGCACGGGACTGGTCCGAATCTGTGCGGCCCAGAGTTCGACGGTCTGGGCGTCTTCACCGCCCCAGTCAAGGCCCTCTTCCGAAATGTTGCCCATGCGTCTGCCATTGAAGTAGATGGCGTCGAGCAGCATCAGATAGCCGTCGTTGGTTTGAATTACAGATCGTTTAGACATAATTAAATTGTTTTGAAAAGTTTTGCAAATAAGTTTGTTTTATGAGCCCACCAGCCGCCGAGACATCCGATAACGATTCCGAAAAGCATCCACCTTCCCCGATAGGCCGGGGACCGTGTCTGTTGTATTGCTGTTTCCGAAGATTGCTGCCTGGAGGCTTCGAGGAGTCGGTCGTATGCCTCCCGGGTTTCTGCCAGACTCTTCTTCAGAGAATCTGCATATCGGTCCTGCCGAGCCGAGGTCGCTTCGTAATATTCGACACGTCGGGCAAGCGAATCGCTGCGTGCTGAGATGCGGAAGGTATCCCCGTCACGCCGGGCTTCGAGCGTCAGCCGACCGTCACGGACAACATAGGCCGCTCCCTCCGGCAGATTACGGAGGCTCTCCTCCGTCACCGTCACCGCTGCCGTCCGCAGCGGAATCGCCTCCATCCGCAGCGCCCGCAGCACAGAGGTCTCCTCCGATCGAGAGTTCATTGCCGCTCGTGCGGTTTGCTCTACGGCGTTTTGTGCGCCGCGCTGCATGTGCGACACGGTATCCGTCCTGTTCTGCGTCCCTGTCGAGAGGAGCTTCTTCGTCGCAGTGCAACTTGCCAGCAGCAGGATGGAGAGCAGCAAAAAGAGTCTTGTCTTCATACGAATTTCGTTTTCCGATGGTCTTGCGGAGGCGCTCCACCTCTTTGGTCAGCCGGTCGATGCGTACGAGCATCTCTTCCTGGTTGGCCTTGAGGTCGATGTTTTCCCGCCGCAGTTGGATGTTTTCCTCGAGAATCTTCTTGTTTTCGCCCGAAAGCAGGTTGATCGAACTCTGCAACTCTTTGAGAAAGTCGTTGTTCTGTTTGCGGCGCGAGAAGATCCAGGTGAAAACGCTGCCGAGGAATCCCCCGGGAAGTGCGAAAGCGAGTATCTGCATCCAAATGCTGTCCATCGTTCAATCGGTTTTTGAAAGTTAGTTTATGCCCGTTCGATCATGCGTGCAATCTTCGAGATCAAATCCGCGTAGGATGCGGGTTCTGCCGTACAGTACCCGGCCTTGGCAATCTCATAAGCGAAGCGTGTTATGTCGTTACGATACGCCCAGGCTGCTGCGTAGCGTTTGGCGGAAAGGACCTTCGCATGGTCGCGGATGCCCTCCTCCGGTGTGTCGTAGTCGCGGAACTTGCGATCGACCTCGTAACGGTAGCGTCCGTCGGAGGTCCGGGTGATCGAATAAACCTTCTCGAATCGTCCGCTCTGCCGGTCATCCGAAAAGTATTCGAAGGTCCGTTCGGTTCGCCGCTTTCCGGTCCACTTATCTCCGGCCGTGATGCCGAAGAGATTATTTCCGATAGCATGATCGCCCCATCCGCTTTCGAGGGCGGCCTGCGCCGCAACAAACAGAGGATTCAACCCTGTTTCGGCGCAGACCCGCTCGATTGTCGGATAATAGGTGCGCTTGAAATCCGCCGGTTTCATGGCTTACTCGGTTGCGGTGCCGACCAGGGCCATTACACCTGCATTATCGCCGCGCATGATGCTGCCTCCGGCACGTACGAGGAAAGAGTAGACATCCCCATAATAGTCGGGCGCTTTCTCCTGCTCAAAAGCCTTGACTTCGCCCAAGGCGCGGCATACGGACTGATCGTGCCAGGCAAGGGCTGCGGCCAGGTCCGTGGCGGCACCGCTTTCGCCCCACCGCTTCGGAGCTTTATCCGCAGTGTAGAGCGTAGCTTGTGAACGCATCATGACGTTGAACGAGAAGAGTTTTCCGATGATGCCGTTCTGGGCATCCGCCGAGGCGAGGAATGCGGAGTTCTCATTGGCAGTGAGATCGCTCAACAGCTGTGCGTACATCTGCGCATCGAGCAGCAGGTAGCGGCCCTCCTGGGGAATGTTCTCGCTGTTGAATTTCGTCATCAGCGTCAGAATATCCGCCCTGCAAAGCCCTTTTCGCCTGCCTGTCGCCGAAGGTGTGTAAGCATCCACCGGTGCCCCCGTGGTTTCGATCACACGATCCGAGGCAGGACTCCAGGCGAACAGAAAATCCTTGGCCACAGCCTCATGCAGGGCGAGCTTGTCCTGCCGTAATACGGACTCGCGTTTGTTGTACGACAGCTCGACCTTGTCGGCATCGGGGATCAAAACGGGATCCGTCGTGAAAGCAGCCAGCTCGAAAGTTTTGTCCGTGTCGGTACGCTGCTTTACCGTTGCGGGTAATGACGTTCGGTTCTTCTCGACTTTCGAAGCGGCACCTGCCTGCGGGATATGCACGATCTTTCCCGCTTCGACATACTCGTCGGCGTTGAACGCTTTCGAAAGGAAGCTGTTGGGAGCGAACAGACCTTCGACGATCGATTTCTCCCAGATTTCTTTTTGAATAGCCATAATGTTTTTTGTTTTTGATGAGTTCTACATGTTAGGTTCGGTACCGAAGGCCGCTTTGAACTTCTCACGGAAGAGTTCCGGCGCCTTGTCCCTGAGTTCAACAAGGCGCCCTGCCTTATCGAGTTCTTCCCACGACTTGTTTACAAGGTCGGAGAGTTCGACCGACTGCCGTCGTTCACCCTCACGGATAAGCGCTGTGACGGATTTGCGGTGCGGAATGGCTTCGAGGGTGGCTTTGGCACTCTCGAAATCCGTATCAAAGAGTTTCAGATAAGCCTCCTTGCCTGCGGTATTGATCCTTCCGTCGGCAATGGCTGCATCCACGAGGCGAATCGCCTCGGACTTCCGGATCTCCTTGTGCTCGGACTCCGCACGCGCTGCAGCATCTCTGAGTTCCTGATTTTCACGTGTTAGCCGGTCGTTGTTTTCGATCAGCCGGTTCACAGCGCCGATAACCTCGGCATCCTGTGCTGAGTCCTGCAACTTGAGGACTTCCTTCAAAGTCTTGTTCATATTCGAATCGATTTTTGAGTGATTGAGCCTGTCCATAAGCCGGATGACAGTCGAAGCATCCGTGAGATCGAGAGGTTTTCCCGTTTGACGGTCGAAAAGCACCAGGGCATTATGATTGGCCCCGATCGTGACAATGGACGCTTCACGGGCTGTCCAGCGCGTCACGGTCGGAAGCGTCTGCCCGGGAAGTTTCAACTCTGCGGCGTCACTCACCTCTTCGGGAGGCCAGGCTCCCATAGAAGCCATGCGCAGGAATCCGCCTTCGACCTTGTCGGCAATCTTCACCGCCTCGTCATCCTTCTCGTCGAAGAGGGCATCGGCAAGGATCTGCGTACCTTCAATACGGATGTTCTCCCAACGACCGATCGGAAGCTCCCAGTCCTTATGGTTGAGCAGGATCACGGGGTTCTTACGGAACTCCTCGAGATTAGCGCCGCTGGTGAGCATACGGAACCCGTAGGTATTGACCGTCTCGTCGTGCAACACGAATGTAAATCGTTTCATAAAAGCCATCATTTTTCGGCAAAATTGGATTGAAAACACCCGTCTTGCAAATTATATTGTATTGTTTTACAATTTATTACGCTTTAATTGCACTTTACATGCAGACCATTTATCCACGATTCGCTCCGTTCGGGTGAAGAGCTTACCTTTGGGGTGTAAAACAGAGATTTTTCATGACACAAGAGTTGGATAACAAGCAGAAGAAGGAGTGGGCGAAACTACTTTTCCTCACTACGGATCTCACCCAAGCCGAGATTGCCGTGAAGATCGGTGTCTCGAGGATTACTATCGTACGATGGGCCAAAGAGTGGGAGGGTCTCAAGTTGAATTTCCTCCAAACCCGTGAGGCACGGATCAAATCGACACTCATGCAGCTTAACGAACTCGACGAAAGCATCGCGGCGCGTGAGCAGGGTGCGCGCTATCCGACGGTCAAGGAGGCAGATATCCGGCGCAAACTCACCGCCGACCTCGAGGCGCTCGAACAGGAGGCCTCCGTGCGGGACATTGTCAATGTGTCAAGAGATATTCTCGACTATGTCCGAGCTATTGACCTGGAGAAGGCCAAGATGCTCTCGGACTATTTCGATTCATACATACAGGAACGGCTGAAATGGGTAAAGTAGATGACATGCGCGCCTGGAACGAATGGCGTGAATACCACCGTGCCCTGAAGCGCGACAAGGCGGTGGACAAACTCTCACCTGTGGAACGGATGAGGCGACTCGAGAAGCTCGAAAAGGATCCCGTTTCGTGGATGCTTTTCTTCTTCGCCGAATACACCCGGCATCCCTTCACTTCCTTCCAGAAGAAGGCGATCCGGCGGATCACCTCCAATCCGGAATGGTATGAAGTGCTCTCGTGGTCACGCGAGCTGGCCAAATCGACCATCGTCTTCATGTGCATCATGTATCTTGTACTGACGAAACGCAAGCGCAACGTGCTGCTCGTTTCCAACAGCCATGAGAATGCCACGCGGCTTCTGGATCCTTACAAGAAGTCCTTCGAACAAAATTCACTGTTAAAGGCTTACTACGGGGACCTGAGGGAGGCCGGCAACTGGACCGCCGACGAGTTCTCGCTGACCTCGGGCGCGGCATTCCGGGCGCTCGGTGCAATGGAATCGCCGCGAGGCACCCGCAAGGATGCCTTTCGCCCGGATACGATTCTCCCGGACGACTTCGACACGGATGCCGACTGCCGTAATCCCGACATTGTAAAAAAGAAGTGGCAGTGGTTCGAGGAAGCCCTGATTCCAACCCGATCCGTGAGCGGCGACCTGCTGGTCGTGTTCTGCGGGAACGTCATTGCCCGGGATTGCTGTGTGACGCGGGCCGGGGCCAAGGCCGACCATTGGGATATTGTGAACATCCGCGATGCCGAAGGCCGCTCGACCTGGCCCGAGAAGAACACCGAGGAGCGTATCCGCCGCATCGAGCAGACCATTTCCACCAAAGCCTTCCAGCAGGAGTATATGAACAATCCGCTTTCCGAAGGCGAGGTCATCAAGGAGGTGATCTGGGGAAAATGTCCGCCGATGCAACGGCTCCAGTTCGCAGTGGCCTACGCCGATCCTTCTCCGTCAAACGCCCGCAACAAGGCATCGAGTTTCAAAGCGGATTTTCTGCTCGGTTACTGCGACGGGACATTCTACGTCTATACGGGATTTCTCGACCATGTCACCAACGACGAGTTCGTGGACTGGTTCTACAACCTGCGCGATTATGCGAGCGAACGTGTGCAGGTTTATTACTTCATCGAGAACAACAGCCTGCAGGATCCTTTCTATGAGCAGGTGTTCCTCCCAATGTTCGCCGCCCGCGCCCGCGAACGGGGATTCATCGGCATCACACCCGACTGTCGCTGTAAACCGCCGAAATTCGAACGCATCGAGGGAAACCTCGAACCGTTGATCCGCCAAGGGCGCCTGGTACTGAATATCGACGAACGAGAGAATCCGCACATGAAACGCCTCGAAGAGCAGTTCCTGCTGCTCAACCGACAAATGAAATCTCCGGCCGACGGCCCTGACTGCATCGAAGGAGGCGTATGGATCATCAACCAGAAGATCTCCACGCTCAACGAGGGATCCTATACCATCGGTCAACGAGTACGCGCATCAAAACGTTTCTAATATGGCTTTTCTGACACCTGAAGAGTTGCAGACGCATCTCTATAAAGAGAATATCGAAACCATCGCCCGAGAGGACGATGCAATCGTGGCCGCGGCTATCGATGCCGCCATTGAGGAGGCCTCGGGGTATCTCGGGGCTTATGACCGTAAGAAGATCTTCGGCACCGAGGGTGACGAACGTAACGCACTGCTGTTAATTTTCGTCAAGGACATCGCCGTATGGCACTTCATCAACCTGTGCAATGCAGGAACGGATCTCCAGCTCCGGCAGGATCGATACGAACGGGCCGTCGCCTGGCTGAAGTCCGTCCAGCGCTCGGAGATCAAACCCAACCTACCCGTAATGGAGGATGCCGACGGCGACGGAAAGCCCGACCCCGCTGCCGGAGAGTACATTTTCGGGTCGAACCCAAAACGATCACAACATTTTTGATTATGGCACAAATAGGTTATAAGACATCTTCCCGAAAGAGTTCCGGCACGAAAGCCTCAAAGCCGATAGTGGTGCAGCAGATCGTTGTCCAGGCTCCGCAGCGTCGCGTGTACGACATCGGAGATTGGCGGTCAGCTTTGCGCTCGGCCGACAACGGACGGCCGAAATATCTCTACGACCTGTTCGAAGACATCATGATCGACGGAGTTCTCGCCGATGCGATCAACAAACGTATCGAGGCCGTGCTGAATGCTGAAGTCGTCTTCATGAATGCCCGGGGACAGGAAGAACCCGCCATCGCAGCGATGATCGACACGACAGCCTGGGAAACGCTCATCCGCGAAATCATGCACCGGCTGTTCTACGGCAGGGCGGGCGTGGAGCTCTTTTTCAACGGCGGATTCCACGTCGAACCCATCAAACCCAAGTATATCGACCTGGACAACTGTCAGATTCTGCTGAACGACACAGGAGATCGATCGGTACCGTACGACCAGGATCCGAACCTTCTGGTCGTCGGTCGTCCCGGGGACTACGGGCTGCTGCTCAAAGCTGCACCCTATGCTATCTGGAAACGCGGTGGATTTGGCGACTATGCTCAATGGATCGAGCTGTTCGGAATGCCTCAGCGTATCGGAAAGTACAACACGTTCGACCCACAGAGCCGGGAACTGCTTAAGCAAGCCTTGGAAGAGGCCGGATCCGCACCTTATCTCGTCATCCCCAAAGAGGCAGACATTGAAACCAAAGAGGTAAATAGGGGGTCCGGCTCGTCATTCAATGAGTTCCGTCAGGCGACGAATGAAGAGATGCTTATCACGATCCTCGGACAGACGTTGACAACCATTCAGGGCGAGCGCGGAGCCCGCTCGCTCGGAGAGGTGCATCTGCAGGTCGAGGATTCGAAACACACGAGCGACCTGCGTTTTGTACAGCGTACGCTCAACGAACGGCTGCTGCCGGTTCTGGAGGCGTGCGGCTTACCCGTGAAAGGCGGCCGCTTCGTCTATCCGAAGGCAGCCGACCCGCTCTCCGTGGATGAAATCGTGAAGCTCTCGACGATCATCGACATCCCCGCAGCATTCATTCACGACAAGTATTCGATCCCCATGCCGGACAAAGGAGAGGTGATCGCCGGAGAAAAGTCGAATATGGTATTAGGCTCACACCTTGAAACGGATACGGATGTCGAGGAGAAGGTGCGGAATGCCGACAACCGGAACATCTGGCACCGCTTATGGGATTTTTTCGTCAAAGCCCCGCAGGGCGGGGCAATCGATGGCATAACCCTCATGCGGATGCAGGACAGTGATACGCTCGAAAAGAGGCTGATGGGACGTGTGGCCGCCTCGCAGCCCGCGTTCGACACGGAGCTATTTCGATTCCTCTCCGAAGACCTTTTGAAGGCCGTTCAACCGGAAGCTGACAGCATCGGGAATGCTGATATCAGGGTTGTGTACGGAGTACGTGACGACGCTTTACAGACAGCGATGGAGATTAACCTGTTCCAGTTCTCGGCAGCCAAAACCCTGGCCGAATTGCAGGAACTCAACCGCCTCTTCCGTGAAAGTAGCAATTTCGCCGACTTCGAACGTGAAGCCCGCAAGATTTGTACGGCATTCAACCGCGACTGGCAACGTACCGAGTACGACACGGCACTACTTACGGCCGAAGCCGCAAGCACCTACCGACGGTTGATGGGCAAGACAAAGCTGTTCCCCTACTGGGAGTACCGGACGGTCGGAGACGATCGTGTACGTCCGTCCCATCGCCAGCTCGAAGGGGTCGTCCTTCCCTACAACGATGCCAGATGGAAGAAGATCTTCCCGCCGAACGACTGGCGATGTCGCTGCCGGGTCGTGCCGCGGATGGCCCATGAGGTCAAGAAAGAGGCGGTCGAAGCCTCGCAACAACGCGTGGATGAGTTCTTCGGAACGGCGACGTGGAAGAAAGCCGCAGCGCAGGGTTGGGGCGTAAACCGCGCCCTTACCGGCGAGGTATTCACGCAGAACCAGTTCTACATCCGCCGCTTCCAGAACAAGGCTTCGAAGCTACTCGGCCGGCTCTACTACAACGACTGGGGACTCGACTCGTTTGCCAAACGCCTGGCGGCAGCGACGGAACCGATTCCCGAATACAGCGGTTCGGCCGCAGAATGGTACAAGGCTCACAAGACGCTGCACGACTACAAGGGCCGCAAAGTCGTCCTGGACGAGAAGGTGTTCCGGACTCATACGACCGGGAGCTATGAGAAAGTGCGGGTGCCGCTGCTGGCATGTGTCGAAGAGGTGTTGAAGAATCCCGACGAGGTTTGGCTGAACGATTATCACAGACCGTTCAGGAACATAAATTTCATAAAATTCTATGACGGAAAGGTGATCGACGTGATTTGTGAAGTGGATGAAAATCTCGAATATAGGATAACGACCTGGTTCGAGATCGTTCAGACTCCGAATTTGAAACAGAAAACGCGAAGCAGCCGCCACATTGACCCGCGATGGAGATACCGGCGGGGCTTGCTTATAAAAAAGTCGTAGCGGCATGTCTTTGCGTCCGGACGTACTGTTGTTTACCTTGGGAACACGTCCTGCAGGTATCCGCAACGCCTTGGATAGCCAGTGTCATACCGCTGCTTCGGGTTAACGTACTCATCCGCTGTATCAAGCCCAGACTTTGGTCCCATGCCCCCATCACCCGCGAGGGATAGCAGAATTCGATTCACCCCCGGAATTGTACGCTTCGGAACAAATATACGAAATTTTTATGAAAATAGAAATCGACAAACTCCTCGAGGAGCGTATGGAGGAGATCCTGCAGGGAACGGCTGAAATCGTCGCTGAAACATCCGTCGGATATTTCCAGGACACGTTCCGGCACAAGGCCTTTGACGGGAATCCGTGGGCACCACCCCGGGTCCCCAAACAATCGGGGTCACTGCTCGTGCAGTCCGGAGCTTTGCTCAACAGCATCCGGCCTGTCGTGGTCACGCCCGGGCGGATCGTCATCGCGGCCGGAAACGAGAAAGTGGACTATGCCCGGGTACACAACGAAGGATTCAAAGGTGCGGTTGCGGTTCCGGCCCATATCCGGCACACGCGCCGGGGTGATCAGAGCGTTCGGCAGTACACCCGAAGGGTGAACATTCCCCGGCGACAGTTTATCGGCGACGCCCGGGAACTCGAAACCGAGCTGCAAAAAAGAATCGAGACTCATGTGGAATCCGTATTAAACAACTGATTATGGAAAAAGAACTCTTCATCGCCCTGTGCGATCAGCTGAAAAACAAAGTCCCCGAATTGCGATGGATCGATTCGGATCAGGGACAACTCAATGTTTCGGAACGGCCTCCGGTGGCCTTCCCCTGCTGCCTGGTCGAGATGAGCTACCCGCAATGCACGACCCACATGGCCGGAAAACAACGCGTGCGTGTGAGATTTCAACTGCAAGTGGCATTCAACGTCTGGGGTACGGCAAACGCATCCGCACCGCAAGAGAGTCGTGAAAAAGCGCTTCAACAGTACGACACCCTGCAGAATATACACAAGGCGCTTCAATGGTGGTCTTTCGGACGCAAGATCAATCCGACATCCCGGGTGTCGGTCTTAACGGAGAATAGGTCGAACGGATTGAAAATATTCCGGATGATCTACGAATCGGAGTTTATGGATTAACCCCAGTCGAACCCGGGAAACATCTGACGCAACTGGCGTTTGGTCGTACGTTGACGGATCAGCTTGTTGTAGAACTCGTCCTCGGCGACCAGGGCGTTGCTGATCGTACGGTCCTCGACGAAAAATTCATTGTCGGCAAGGATCTTCAGCACATCGTCGAAACGTCGCCGCTCCAACTCTGTCCAGTAGTAATAACGGGCCGTCAGGAGGCGGTTGCGCTTGGCGATTCGGTCTGCACGCGACGTGATGTTTCCATCTCCCGAACGGGGCAGAGAACGTGTACGCCGCCGGTTCCCGGCTTTCTCAATGGTCGGGCAGTGGAAAAGAATGAGTTGATTGTCTGACGTGTTACCCATATTGCAAAGATACGAAATTTTGCACTGGAAGAAACAAAAACGCTGCCGATTTTCGATTCTTGGCAGCGTTTTTATGTTATCAAACAATCCCCACATTCAGTAGAAAATCAATGCGAAGACGGTTGAAATATGTGAGTTTTATGTCGAATTTACGATATTCCGGATCTTGTGCCTCCAAATATTGTCGGAGTTCCTCCTGACAGGCTTTGCGCATCGCATTGACCGAGAGGTTACCTCTTGGTCGATAAAGGCCTTCGAGATAGCATTTGCGATAGCCGGGCCTTTGCAAAATAAAACGCACTCTATACATATTTACATCGAATCTCTTGACAGGAATAAGAATTATCGCATATAAAAACGGGATAATTATGGTATCAACTGAATGATATTTGCTCCATTCTGGAGTTTTTCAATGGCTTCAGGCATCTGTTTTCCGATCGCCTTGAATCTGGCTCGGCACGCATTTTTGATCGGTCCTATGGATTCGGATGGACCGTGTTGGACGACATGTAATCGCACCTTTTCGACAAAATCTTCAATTATCAATTTCTCGGCGCGATCCATATCTCCAGTTAAAACACAAGCCCGAAGTTGCCAATCAACATGTGGAGAATCATTGCCTTGTGCAATCTTCTTTACATTGTTGGTCATAGCCCATAATTTGAAAAACAGAATAATTTGGAGGAGTCCAAAAATAAAAAACAGAATTCCAAGAATTACGAAATAAAGATCCATAAAATTATATTTTTTGTTAAACACATACAAAGCTACAAAATTTGTTACTTTTCGGCAATGTTCCCGGCGGCGGAATCGAACCGCCGCAGACAACCGTTCGGGACTACTCCATGGCCGCCAACGAGAGCGGCAATGTCTGTTTCACGCCCTTGTCGTCCTTGTAGGAGACGGAAATGAACTGACAGGTATCGACGGGCCGGTAGGCGTTCTGGATGATGTCGGTGGCCTCAATTAGTTGCGGGTAGCCTGATTTGCGGGCGATTTCGCGCAGTTGCAGTACGCGGCTGGCCTTCAGATTTCCCTTGCGATCCTTCGCCAGCAGATTCATGACCATCTCGGTCAAAGCCGCCGAATCCTCGTCTTTGGCCAGCGATTTGATGAACGTTTTGACCTTATCGACCCCGACATTCACTGTATCGTCCCAGCCGTCGTTGGTGCGATAACCGAGTGCCACCGTGATCTTGCCGTCGGAAGTCGTGAATTGATTGCTGTGTCGGTCCGATTTGGTCCGGAACAACTCATCCTTAAGCGCGATCAGCGTTTCGGCATCGCCGAAAACCTCCTCTTTCAGCCGGCGCATCTCCTCGCTCAACGCCTGCAACCGGCTAAACTTGTTGCGGCAGAACTCATCCACCGACGACTTGTATGCGGCAATACTCTCTTCGCGTTTCTGTTTCTCGGCACGCTCCTCGGCCTCAAGCTGCGCCTTCAGTTCGGCGCGTTGTGCTGCTGTCATTTTCGTAATATCCATACAATTTATAATTGCGTTATCTTCTCTTTCCTTTTAACTCCGCAACGCGGCGGAGGATGTATTCATCGGGCCACGCTATATACGCCCATGCTCCGCAACACGGCGTAGAACTCCACATTCTGATTTATGCCACATCCTCCCACAAATCGGGCATATCCTGTAATCGTTATGATTCAATATAGCCTCCTTTCGTAACCGCTTCAAAAGTTTGGTTTTCATAGATGCTTTTGTCATATCTTACTCTTTTTCGAGAATCGGCCGCCAGCCGATGACCATATCGTCATCTAAAGATCCATTGTTCTCGTGCCAATGATGATTCCGGCCCCCATTTGCTTTGTAAAAGGCAATGCAGTATTCACGGCATAATGTTGTTTTAACTAAAACATCTCGATTATCATTTGGCAGCTCCACTTTCGGGTCACGCCAGCGGGTCAATTCATCGCGCTCGGATTGTGCACCGGCAGAAAAGCCATCTATGAAGCATGTTGAGTACAATTCTCCCTCTCTGTATTCATAGTCAGACCAAGCAGCATTTGCCCTCTCTTCAATTGGTTTCATAATTATTTCGATATTTTGCGAGAATCTCGCTATTTCACCAACTCAAATTCGTAAACAGGGTTCGAATGTTTTGTCGCTTCATTTGCAGCTCGGACGGCTTCCCGCGATGCTCGCCATAAAAGGGAATCCCGATGTGTCTTGGGCACCCATTTACGGCTGGTTGAGTATGGAACAGAAGAGTAAATTGGTATGGGATACCTGATGACCAACACTCGATGACAGGGACAACAACCGATTAATGCCAACAGACAAAAGATAATTAATATCCTATTTTTCATTTTCTTTCGTATTCGTTTATCGTTTCAAAAATCTGCAATCAGATAGCCCCTCCGATCCCGCTGAAAAGAGAGTCGTGGGTCATAAGCGATCATCGGTTATCCCCGTTTCCATCGATCACGCCGCGCTCACGGCGGCTGGCGAGTTTGTCGAGGTTCTGCTGCATGACCTCTTCGAGCGTGAAGCCGAAGCAATCGGCAATGCCCGCGATAAACCACGCACAATCCCCGACCTCTTTCATCAGCTCGGATTTGTAACCCTCCACCTCTTGCAGATCACCCGTATTGAAGACCAAATGATCCATATCCAGCCGGCACACTCCCTTTCGGCGCCATTTGGCGATCTTGTCGGCGATTTCGCCCACCTCGGCCATCAGGCCGAAAAGCATATAGGTCGCATTCTCGCAACTCGGCAGCCGCGTACTCATCGCGCGTGTCTGATATTCGTTCGCTCGCATAGTTATTTCTAGTTTTTTCGGTTAAACTTCCTCTCGACCAGATCGCACAAATCCAGGTACATCGCATCGGTATTCTTCGCCTTCACCCTCTCCCGGAACCAGGCTATATCCGACAGCCAGCAGCCGCAACGGACATAAATGCCGTCTTGCAGGTTGAAAAAGTAAACCTTGCTGCCAATCCGGGAGCCGAACCCGACAAAAGCCAGGAAAGGATAATCGCCGATATATTCGCCTTTATCTTCGAAGGAGCAACCCCTACCGAAGGAGCAACCCTCGCCGAAGGAGCACCACTCGCCGAAGGAGCAACCCCTACCGAAGGAGCACCACTCGCCGAAGGAGCAACACTCGCCGAAGGAGCAACCCCTACCGAAGGAGCACCTATTGCCGAAGGAGCAACCCCTACCGAAGGAGCACCACTCGCCGAAGGAGCAACCCTCGCCGAAGGAGCAACCCCTACCGAAGGAGCACCGCTCGCCGAAGGAGCACCACTCGCCGAAGGAGCAACCCCTACCGAAGGAGCACCGCTCGCCGAAGGAGCACCTATTGCCGAAGGAGCACCTCTTACCGAATACCCGTATATCACTGTAATCTCCAGAGGGGCATTGTTTGATTCCGTCGATCACCTCGAAGGCGTCGAAATCTGCCTGTGTGTATTTTTTCATTTTATTTTATTGTTTACTCACACAATCCGTAAAAGCTCATACAACTGGTCGCCGTATCGTCGTCGAACAAACTGCCCGTCGCGTTCTGCCATTGGACGTAGCGCACGACATCGTGGATATTGTGATACTTATTGCCGCTGGTAATTGCGTAGGAGGGAATCTTATCCGGGCCGAAAAAAGAAGAGTGCAACTCTCTTTCGAAGTTTGCTATTTCCGCTATACGTTCGGGAGATTGTTGGGCGATATTGAGAATATCGCGCTGGTTTGCCATCACACACGGCCAGCACCCGACGCGCTTATACCCCATCGTGTAGAGCGGATTCGGCTCTAACCCTGCGGCGAGGATGTAATCGATCACCTGCTGCGCCGACCAGTCGAACACGGGCCGAAGCAAATCGTCGGCGAACTTTTCCCGAAATGCCCGGACATCCTTACCACGGTAGCTGTGCTTCTTCGGCTTACCGTTTTTGTCATAACTGTAGGGCTCGAAATAATATTTGAAGTACGTACATTGCGCCGACATCTTGGCTCGCGCCGGAGATTCCGCGCCTCTGATGCCCTGAATCATCAGCATATTGTCCTGAACTTCGTCCAGCACATAGTCGATCGTCGGTTTGGTTTTGAGTTCTACCGTACAGAACCGCGCCCGCGTCGAGGCCCAGCGCTTTTTTTGCCGCGCAAGATCGACCATCCCGTCGTACTTGTGCGACTTGAGCGTAACGAGATCGAGGTGCAGCTTGTCGGCGATACGGTTGATATACTCATAGGTCAGTGGGTGTTCCCAGCCTGTATCGCAGAACACGGTGGTAAAGTTGGTGGTAATATGCTCGCGCACCCACAACAGCGCTGCAAGGCTGTCCTTGCCTCCTGAGAAGGTAACGATTACTTTCATTTTCGTTAGTCCGTTAAATTCAATTCGATGATTCCGTCTATTTTGCAATCTTCGATCCCGGTACACTCCAACAGAGCCGGGATGCGTACAAGAGGTTTGGCCGGATTGAAGTCGTAGCGACCCGAAATCCGACCATTGAGAGAGCTGATGATCCTACACAGCGACAACACGATGTTGTAAGACCTTTGAGGAGCCTCCAACAGGATGCAGCCGCTGATGGTCCGATACGCCTCGTCCGTCTTGTCGTTGTACTGCCGGGCGGCCCGGTCGTCGATCTTGCGAAGCATCGACCACGCGATGCCGTGAGCCTGCAAGACCAAAGTCTGAGCCTGCGTATAACGGCGCTTGGTTTCATGGCGGAACAAGCCGGACGCCGTGAGTTCGGATTCAAGATCGAGCATCGCGTAGTTCAAGCATCCGACCAGCGTAAGCATCCGCACCGCGAGCGGCACGTACCGCTCGTCTTCCGGCCGAGGACCCCGCGCGAGCAAGCGAGTGTTCATCCATGCCGTATGTTTAATCAGCATTGCCTGGCGGTAAGGAAGGTTGGTCATAATTTGACAACGATTGAGGTTCCGATTTGGCGATCTGTTATTTTCCCGTATTCATTGTAGATTTCACGCGGATAGACGCTTAAATCGGAGATATGTATTCCGTTATCTTTTTCGAACTGCATCAGCAAGCAGGATATTTGGTCTTCAAGATGTTCCTTGGCATCTTTGACTTCAGATATCGTTTTAATTACAGGTTTCATGGTTAGCTCGGCAATTGGTTGGATCGAATAATAAGCGGAATTGAAACGGCGCATTGTGTATTTCGGATTTTGGGCTTGCGTAGAATCGCCTCCAGTTTGGGAATAAGGGACTGCAATTCCTCTACGGTCAATAGTCCGAACGGCTTGCCTGCGATACGTAAATCCATGCAGAATTCGTTGACCGGGGTAAATGAAGAATCAGTCGTATCGATACCGAGGCGTTGCATGCGTTTCAACACTGCCGAACGTGCTTTTCGTAGCCGTTCTTTGTGGTCTGCAATACTTTCTCCCCTCATTTTACCCGACTGCAAGCACTCGCACATATCTTCGTACTCCGTCGACATCATCTCCCGAAGCGATGAAGTACGACCATCGGTGAATTGCAATACCAAAGTTTCCTTGTACCGGTCGAGGTCGATACCTTTCGCCTTGGCGATGGCATAGAACCGGAAGTAGCTACGCTTTTTCTTTGTCATAATCTTCGAAGGTTTGTACGCTGAAAAATCCGAGTTTGGGCCGTACGTTCATAAAGACCGGCATTCGACGATGGAGGGCGATGCACAACTCGATGCGTGCACCCTCGCTCTTCTCGTAATCGTCCAACAAGTAGATGGCGTCACATCGAAGCAGCAACGAGATATCTTTGCCTATGTGCTCCGCCCAGTCGGCCTCCAGTGGAAGGCCGTTGTCGAACGGGCTGACCGGTTCGAATCCGAACCGCCGTATCTTCTCCGCCGCACTTCGAAATTTGGCGATCGCCTCCTGGACAGGCAGTCCGGTGATCTTTCCGCTGATGTAAATTTTCTTGATGTCCATATCGTTTTGCATTTAAGGTTTATCCCCAGTATTTACGCGCACCTTCTTCGTAAATCGTACATTCGCCTGTCGGACCGATAAAACGGCCCTTACTGAAGGCTTTGTAACCTTCGACCCAGATTTTCAGCGAAGCGTCGTACATCACTTTGATCGCAGCACGTCCGTCCGGGCGTTTGCCGTCGGCATGGCTGACGAAAATCAGCAATTTGTTGCGATGCCGCTCCTTGAATGCGATGTATTCCTTGTAACTCATTTGGGTATATTGGAAAGAGTCGATGACAACGAAATCCCACGATCGAGGTTTCGACAGTCGTTCGTCCATTTCTTCGAAACTCATCGAATCGTTGTACTGAAAACGACTGCCGCATTCATCTGCCCGATAACGCCGAATAGCATCCTGTGTCGTTCCTCCGAGTCCCTCCTCCAACGGCAGATAAAGTACTTTGCCATGAGCGCACAGCGCCTTGCAAAAGGATACCACAGCCGAAGTCTTTCCGTTGCCGCTGTTACCCCAGAAGAACACCACACCCGTACGGTCGATTTCCCCCACGCAATCATCCCAGATGCCGCCCAAACGAATTGTGCGGCGTTTGATCGTCAGAACCTGTTTTGCAGATAGTGTCCGGCCCATTTGAATTGCTTTTGAACAAGATTATTTCTTGATTTCAGCGAGCTTTTTACTTTTGTGCACCGATTTCCGAACACGGCGCATGTCGTAATAGTCCCGCACTTGCTTCTTATCCCATGGATTTGCAGCTTTCGATACGACCGTGCGGGCATCTGCCAGCACGCTGGAGATTGCTGCTTCGGCATTCAGCCCGTTTGCCAGACATACGGCCGTCACCTCATGGCTGGTTGCGGGAGTGAGGTCGATGAACCGGCGCCCGATACGTGAAAACATCTCGTCATAACCCTTTTTGTCGTACTCCAAGCCGATACTCATCCGCCGCTTGATGTATTCGGTCGATAGAAAGATGATTCCGCAGCGTCCTTCGAGCGCGTTGTAAATCGAAATGAAGTAGTAAAACACCGTATCCATCAACTTGTCGCCTTCGTCGAAGACGAGCAGCGGCCGGTCGAGCACACGCAATTCATCCGTTACGGCTTGGAGTTTCTCCCGCAGGCTCGTCTGGGCGAGTTTGAGCCCTATGACGCGGGCCATTTCACGAATAAAGTCCCCGCGACGCATGTCCTCCGAACACGAGATAACGAACACGTTTTCATGCTTGGCCGCATAATCGTGCGCGGTCGTCGTCTTGCCGATACCGGCATTTCCTACCACCCATGACACGTTTTGATTCGCTTGCGCATCCTCCAGCAAAAGAAATAATTCCCGGTAAGCCGTCGTTTCGCAGACAGTCCATTCCTCCGGATTCACAGGAGAAATTTGCGAACGGATCCGCAGGAACATTTCGTCGCTGATGTTGTCGAATTTACCGTTCAGAATCGTACTAATCGTACCTGCACTGATACCGAGTGAATTCACCGCCTTGTTTTGGCTGGGATACTTGGATACATAGACCTGCAAACGGGCCTGAATATCCTTTTTCTCTTCGAGAGATAACTGTTTCATATTGGTTTGTAATCAAAAATTTACATTCGATTGAATATCGCCGTCGGATCGCAATCCAGATTGCTGACCGCCTTGGTATATTCGCCGACGGTCACCGGTTCGGAGTACTGCTCGGAAGGAACGACTACAACCGTATCGGCCAGGCGTTCGTACTCTTTTTCGCTGATGCCTTTGATCGCCGGTGTCCGCAGCCCGTGCTGTTCCGGTGCGACGCCGTGTTCCAGTTCCAACGTGTGCGCCTCGATTTGACGGCGCACCCGCTCACGTTTGTTCGCTTCATCGTTGTAGCGAATCAGCTCCATATCGCCTTCCTGTTGTTCCTGAATATTGCGGCGGACGGTGAGATAAGGATATGCTACGGTTTCGTAACGTAACCCCATCGGGGTCTGTTCGTAAAGCAATGCGCGATTCATGGACTTCGGATCGAAACGCACGAAGAATTCTCGGCCGGTATTCTCACTGCGCCATGCGTAATCGGGTGTACCATCGGAGGTCAATACCTCGTAAGTGTACTTGCGGTTTTGGTATTGGATCGTGATACCATCGGCTGTAAATATGCTCGGCCGCTCGGTCGTCAGCCAGAACAGATCGATCATATCCAATTCCGTTACGCGCTCCGTTGCAGGATTGACGCTCGTGCGGTACATCTCTTCGTGTGCAATCCCCGTCTGGTAGTGCTTCATCGCATTCCATTTGCTGCGGGCGACGGAGTAGGCCTCCAGCATCTCCTCGTAGGTGAACAGTTTCTCCTTGTTCGCTTCGAGGAACTCCCGGTTGATCTTCCACGCCTCTTTCGAAGTGATGTTCCCGCCGGTGAAACGCCAATCCTCATGCAGTACCTGCTTTTGAAAGCGACCGAACACCGACTCGATACTTTTCGACGGTGCGTTATATGGTGCTGTCGGGCGATTGATGCGGCAGATATTCGCGAAGAACTTCTGAGCGATCTTGCTCCGCTGCCCGCCCTGATTGTCGGTAACGATTTCATACGGTTTGTGTCCGGCTGTTTCGATAGCCATACGGAATGCCCGAAACTGAGCGTCGAAATTCTCCGTATCGCTGACCGCATAGCCGAGCAAGGTTTCGCTGTAAGCATCGATCACTTCGTACACCGATGCGGAACGCACCACCGTTTTGCCGTTCTCGACCGCCTTGTAGAAGAGGTTGAGCTTCGTGCCGTCACCGTACCACAGCGAATCGCGCATCGTCGGCATTTCGGTCTTGTTGCGGCGTGCATAGAGCTGTTTGGCCGCCAGTTCACCATAAACAGCGTCGTACCACAGCGGCTTGATCTCCGGCCGTTCGAGGTATTGCACCAGCGACGACTGCGAAGCGAGCCGTTTCCAACCGCGACGTTCGGCGATGCGGTTGAATTCTTCGAAGAGCTGCTTGGTCGTATAGACCGGGACGCGACAACGACGCAGGGCGACGATCTGACGTCCGGCCGCTTTGGTAATTTTCAGCGTGTTCGCATTGCAGAACTTGCCAGACACGAGGCAGGCATAGCCCTCTTTCGTATATTGGCGGAGCTTGTCGCGCAGACGAGCTTCACTCTTGGGCAGGGTGTGTCCGTAGGCTTGGCGCAACTCCTCGGCCGTGGCGAAGATGTTGGACCAGATGACCGGCGTATTGTTATTGCACGCACGTCGCATCGCTTTTTGTGTCCCCCGCATTTCCCGAAGAGCATTCAGCACCCGCGCATTCAACGTGTATTCTGTTTGTTTATCCTCCGGTAAATGTTCGCCGTTCGGCAACAGATATTCATGATAATACTTTTGTGCTTCGCTATCGACTGCAAGCGGCATATCTTCCTGTTTCATTATCTTTTCGGGATTACCGTATTTCGCTTCAAAACGCAGTCGGAACCGTTCAGGTAGCGAGTGGTACTCGATCAGAGCATACGACCCGAGTCCCTTGCCCGGACGTAGAACATTTACCCGGCCCCGCGTCACGAGATGATCGTAAGCACTACGACTCATTACCGCCTCGCCATCGTCCGACTGCGTCAGCTCGTGCATCGTTACTGCTATTATGTTTCCGAAATATTCCATCGCTTCGTTGTTCTCGATCCCGCGCCGGTATCGCTCCGGGCAACGCCTTCAGCGTTCGCGGGAAAATCGCTATATTTGTATTGCCATCTACAAAATTTCAGCGATTATGTTACCTGCCGATCTATATATCCATTTCATTTGCCCGTCGGAACAGCTGATGTTCCGTACTCGTGAATCGATGTCTCCTCAATTGCGCCGGTTAGACGTGAGATACAGAACTGATAAATCGTATCCTCCTGAATGTTACCGATTTGAACTTTCCATTCCTGCCGTGGAGGAGTACACGATGACCTTTCGGGTGTGGATTGATAAGCATGATCCCCGGATTGGGCAGATCCTGACGGTTGCACACGACGTTGCCGAAAGCGTTTCAACAGAGATACGTCTTGAAATAGAAAGGTGATCGTACCGTCGGCTTCGTTCCAGTCGGACTCTCCGAGACCGTATCCGCTGATCGATTCCAGTTCTTCGACCGCCGCATGCAATAGCTCATTCAGACGCTCTTCGTGACGGGAAATAGCCTCTCTTTGGTGTTTGGGTATCATAAGCCTACCTGTTTAATGAATCCGTGAGGCTTTGCGCCTCGAATACGATGTTTCCCCAGTCGCGAACCTTGACATCGGAGAACGTTTTCACGGCACGATTGTCCCGACTGATACTGGCTGTGCACGTCGCGTTGTCGAACTCCACTCGAACACCGTTCGAGAAGGTCTGAATAATCCGTTGTACGCCGCCGATATCATGTACGAAATCGATCTCGCAATTCGGCATGAAACCTTCCGTGACATCGAGCTTGATCATTACGCGTCCGCCATTTTGCACGGCCATGCGGCGAATCTTTTCTGCCAACGTGCTCTGGGTCTGGAAGGTCAAGGCCGACCACAGCGTTACACGGCTTACCCCCAACGCCCGACAGATGCGAGCTTTTTTAGAAGTCGATAATTCGATATATTTCATCATTCTCTTGGTTATGTTTGGTTCTACAAGTAGTCAGACAGTATCTCTTTGAAATGCCATCATCGGGATATCGCCGGGTTATTTTACTTCATTGATGCTCGGTCTCAAGGAACAACCGTAAGCCGTTACCAAAGCGTCGGACATGCGCTTCACGAAGGAAGCGGACGCTTCGAAAACAATTCCGGACTTCTCCGTATAACTGAATGCGATACCGCGTGTAATCAGGTAAAAACAGACCTTGTTCTTGTTGCTTTGCGTTTGCCATTTCTTCATTTCCTCTTTCATAGCCTTGATTCAAAATTTTCACTACCTTTATAGCGCCCTAATATATTAAGACGATGCAAATATAATACGCAAATGCGAATATTCAAAATAAAACGCGAATAATTTTCGCTTTTGCGAATAATTTTGGAACAATGAATATAAACGCCCGATTTGAAGAGATTATAAATTCCTTATATAAAGGAAATAAGCGAGCATTTGCGCAGAGCGTTGGCATATCGGCAACTGTCGTGGAAAATGTAGTTGGGACTCGAAAAGGAAAACCGTCATATGATGTTCTTGAAAAAGTATGCGCAAATGCGAATATATCCGCCGAATGGCTACTGACCGGCAAAGGTGAAATGCAGCGCGCAGAAGATCGACAGTTGGCCATTCCCGCCATCAAGGAGCAGTTCTCCCTCCGTACAGATCGCACGATTGGAATGCAGAGCGTCCCGCTGTATGAACTCGACGCTACCGCTGGACTGGTGGCCCTCTTCGATGGAACGACCCGACAGGTTCCGGTCAGCCATTTGCAAATTCCCGATCTGCCGCCATGCGACGGGGCATTATATGTTCGCGGAGACTCTATGTATCCGCTTCTGAAAAGTGGAGATATTATATTATATAAAGAGATTCCTCATGCCACGAGTAGTATATTATGGGGCGAGATGTATCTGCTATCGTTCACGCTTGACGGCGAGGACTATATTACTATCAAGTATATACAAAAAGCTGATGACGATCGTTTCGTCCGGCTCGTTAGCCACAACCCACACCATTCACCGAAAGATATCCCCGCCGACTCGATCCAAGCACTGGCATTGGTAAAGGCGAGTGTGAGATTCAACACGATGGGATAA